AAAAGCTGCTTGCCATTGCCGTTGTCGATGTCGATCCGGTCAGCAAGGCCGCTGCGATCCTTCAGCGTAGTGCTTTCAATTCTGAACGCATTCTGCCGGTTGGGGTGGCGGCGCGTGTCTTTGTCGACGGTGCACTGGTGACGCGGGCCATGGGGCCGTTTGTGGTCGGCCTGCTCATTGCCAATGACAATCGCTTCGGCGGCAAACCCTTCAATCCGTTCGCCAACCGCCCGCTCTTCGGTCTCTCCGGCACATCGCGGAAAATCCCGTTCTCGCTGCTCGACGGCTCGACCGAAGGCCAGCAGATGTTGGAAAGCGAAGTGTCGATCGTGGTGCAGGGTGAAACCGGCGTCGACGGCGCGGTGGCCGATGGCGGCTTTGTTTTCATCGGCACCGACAACACGGCGACTGGCGAGCTGTGGAAACAGATCCACCAGGTGCGCGGCGCCGACTATATCACCGTCAAGGTGATGGAGATCACGCGGCAATTCCTCGGTCGCAAGATCACGGCCGACACCGTCGAGGCCTGGCTGAATTCGATCAAGTTCATGCTGCGTGATCACAAAGCCGCCGACGACATTCTGGGGTCGAAGGTGGAATTCCGCGCCGCGCCGAACAGCCCTGAAAATATCCGCCTCGGTCACCTGACGCTCAATCTGGGAATCGAACCAGCTCCCGCCTTCAAGGTGGCCGAACACATCGTGGCCCGTCACCGCCCGGCGCTCGAAGGCCTGGTTGGCGAGATCATCGCACGCCAGAACGCCGCTTCCGAAGTCTAGGCGCTCCAGTCTTTCGGGTGGCCTGTCCACCCTCCATCATCAACTTTGAGGTTTTGAAATGCAGCCGTTTTATCAGCTGACTGCGGTGGACGTGCGCCGGGCAGAAACGCCGGGCAGTTCCCGCGCCACCACGGTCGACAAGCTCACCTTTCCCGGCATCGACTTTGCCGCCAGCGAGTTTTCGCCGGGCGGCTCGGTGATGGCCGTCAACTTCGTCCAGCCGCGACTGGCCGCCGTCGAGCCGAAATTTGCGAGCAAGGGTCTCGATCTCGATATCTTCGGCGGCATCGGCAAGCGCGACCGCTGGGTATTCGCCTGCGCTTATCGGGAAGTTCGCCCGGGCGGGGGCGGCATGGTCGGCGCCCGCTCGGTCATCGAGGGTGCGGTGTCCACCTGGGAGCCGGATGAAAGCGATCCGTCCGAGCTGCAAGGCTGCAACCACACCTTCAAGGAAGTGACCCATATCGAACTGACGCTGGGCGATAAGGAAATCTTCTATGTCGACGTGTTCGAGCGGGTGATGCGCTTCAATGGCGTGGATCATTTCGAAGACGTTCGTCGCGCGCTGGGGGCTTAAGCGATGACCGATCCGATCAAAACCGTAACTGTGCCCCTTGGTGAGCCGGTGCGTCACAATGGTGCCGAATACAAATCGCTCACTTTCCGTCGCATGAAGGCGCGTGACGCCCTGGTGGCCGAAGACGAAAAGAACCAGATCATGGCGGGCTATAAGATCTTTGCCGCTCTTGCCGATGTCCCGGTCGATGTCATTCTTGAACTGGAAATGATTGATCTGGCCAAGGTGAGCGAAGAGGTCGCTCCGCTGATGGGAAAGCTGCCGGGGAGCCTGGGGGCTCTCAGCTAGGCGAGGCCGTGGCGTGGCGGGACGTCATTCTTGCGATTGCCCGCCACACGCATACGCCGATTGATGCGGTCGAGGATTGGGATATCGACAAGCTCTTGCTCTACGCGAAATCCCTGTCCCGACAATTGGCTAAGGAAAGGCCGAAGCGGCGTTAGTCGCTTCGGCTGAATTCATTGGTTGAGGGTTACGGTAGCTTCAAAAGCATTCCGCCATACACGCTTTCATAAGCGCCGCCGCTGAATGTTATGTTGATCCGCTCGCCATCTTCTATAGGGAATGCCCTGACGGCGAAGCTGTTGCCATCGATCTGTCCGCCGCCTGCCAATACAGGTATCGCCTCGCCGCTATTTGCGCGCAGGCGGTATGTTACCGGCTGAACTGCATCAATAGCCAAAACATAGCTGACGCCCCTCATTTGCGATTGTAGGGCGGCAAAGCCCTTCCCAGTGTTCACTTGAACGGCATGTGTGAACTCTGGGATGAGATCGTTATTGATGGGCTATACATATAGGCCGAAGGCGTCATCGCCGGTGCCCGGCTCGCCGATGATTACCGGGATTTCACCTTCAACGGTGATCGTCACCTTGGAGTCTGTTGAGACGAGGTTGTAGTCGTCGATAGAAAGATGCGCCTCGGTAATTTTCTGAATGCTGTCGAGTTGTCCTCGCTTCTCGTCATCGAGTGATCCAAAGCTTTCAAAGCGAGCAATGAACCTAATGCTGGTGTCATCGCCTTCGATCGCGCTCTGAATTTCGTCAGTCGATACTCTTATCTCCACATCCTTTGCCTTGCATCCCACAAGCATTGCGGCGGCAGCAAAGCACAATAGCAGCTTCTTCATTCGAACCCCCTCTGTCGGCTCGTAACCGATAGCGGGCAATATTTGGGTTGTCCAATATGGCTGTCATTACGTCCAAGCTGATCGTCGCTTTGGTCGATCAGCTCACTGCGCCCGCGCGTGGGGTTGCCCGTGTGGTGCGGGATTTGCAGGGTGCAGCTCGTGCCAATGCCATGCAGCTCAACGAAATGCGCGGCAAGATGGTGGAAACCGCCGCCGCCGCATGGGCATTGGGCAAGGCGCTTGCCGATCCTGTTCAGAAGGCAATTGCCTTCGAAAGCGCCATGGCTGATGTCGCCAAGGTCTCAGGCTTTGATGACATGGGGCTGAACAAGTTCGGCGCTGACCTACGCCGTCTGGCAACCTCTGAAATCCCGATGGCTGTCACCGAAATGGCTGCACTGGCTGAGAACGCCGCGGCGTCGGGTATTCAGGATAGCGAGCTGCTCGACTTTACCCGGATGACGGCGAAGGCGGCTTTGGCCTGGGGTGTGTCCGGAGGGCAGGCCGGTGAAGACCTGGCCAAGATCCGTGAGGCGCTGCGCCTGACGATCGATGAAACCATGCTTTATGCGGATGCGATTAATCACCTGTCGGACAATACCGCTTCGACTGCGCCTGACCTGACCGACTTCGCGCGTCGGGTTGCTGCGCAGGGCGAATTCTTCGGCTTCACGCGAGAACAATCGCTGGCCTTCGGTTCAGCAATGATCTCGGCTGGTGCGCCAACTGAAGTCGCGGCGACATCGTTTCGCAATATGGGCAGGGCGCTGACCAAGGGGATGAGCGCGACGCCGCGCGTTGCCAAAGCGTACAAAACGCTGGGGCTGGATGCTGCCAAAGTGGCCAAGGGCATGCAGGACGATGCAGTCGGCACCACAATGGAAGTTATTAGCCGCCTCGGTCAGCTTCCTGCCGAAATGCAGGCGGCCATCATGGGTGACCTGTTCGGTGATGAAGCGCGGGCACTTGCGCCGCTCCTGTCCAATGTCGAGTTGCTCGAAAGAACGATGGGCTATGTGGCCGATGAAACGGCCTATGCCGGATCGGTGCAGGCTGAATTCGCCCGTCGTGCTGCAACAACTGAATTCAATTTGCAGCGCCTGAAGAACCAGGTGGATGAGGTTGCCATGGCTGTTGGCAATGCCTTGTTGCCAGCGGTCAATGCTGCTGCGCTTGCGGCCGGGCCGTGGCTTCAGGTTCTGGCCGACTGGATCAGCGCCAATCCGCATGTCGTGCAGGCCATCGTGGCCCTTGTGGGCGGACTAGTTGCACTTCGTGTCGTGACGCTCGCCACGCGTTGGGCCTGGCTATTTATGAAGGGGGCGATCCTCGATACCGCCCTGATCTTCATGAAGTCGATTGGCTGGATCCTGTCAGTGCTCAACCCGCTCAACCTTGTCAGAAATGCGATTGGTGCATTGCGCATGGCGCTTATGTTCTCAGGTATCGGGCTGATACTGGCTGGGATCGCGGCGGCCGGGCTGTGGATTTACAACAATTGGGAAGGCTTGGTCGCATTCTTCGAGGGGTTCGGCCGTGGCTTCCTCTCCGCCTTCGAGCCAATCATGCCTGCAATACAGCCTGTGATCGATGCTGGCCGCGCCATCCTTGATTGGGTCATGGGTCTGCTGGGGCCGGTAGATGCCAGTGCATCGGAATGGGCAAACTGGGGTGAAGTCGTCGGAACCACTGTGGCGAATGCCATTCTCAAGGTGATTGAGGTCGGCAAGTCGATAATCGATTTCTATGTCGGCTTCTATTCGAACGTGTTTAGCGCCATCGGTGACATGATCGGTCTGGGCGCGAGCATCATGCAAGGCATTTGGGATGGGATCGTCAGCAAGTTTCAGGAGCTGCTCGACTGGTTCTCCAAATGGCCGGATATGATCCTTGCGGCGATCGGGCAGATTGATATCGGGGCGTTGATCATCGCCAATCTGCCGCCCTGGCTGACGGACTTGTTCGGGGGCGGCGGTGCACCTCCGCCTGCAACGCCTATGTCTGCGCAGGGCAGGGCAAATCTGGACTACATCACCAACATGCCGACCCGCGCCGCTGGTGGCTCTGTTGTTGGTGGCAAGACCTATCTCGTGGGTGAGCATGGCCCTGAACTCGTGACACCTGGCCGGAATGGTTATGTGCACGACGCCGGCGCCACTGCCGCCATGATGGGTGCCGGTGGTGCGCCCAGCGTCTCGATTGCCAAGCTCTTCGAGACACTTGTCGTGCAGGCCGCGCAGGATCCTGAGACAACGGCTGATGCGGTTATCGAAGCACTCAGGCGTAAGCTGAAGGACGCCCTGGGCGGAATATATGCTGACGTCGAATTCGGAGGCTGACCATGTTGTTTCAATTGGGG